AATAATCAAATTGCAAAGGAGGTTACAAATGAAAATATTAAAAGTTGATAATTTACAAATTGAATTTCAAAAACAAGCTGTACCTGGTGGATCAACTGATTGGTGCGTGTTCATAAAAGTTGAAAAAAATAAACATGAAAAACTATTAATGATGATCCGCACTCCTCAAAAACCTTATTATAAATTTACTATTGATAAAGGAAATATGGTTACTTTTATTGATAATCTTCAAGACTTATCAAAAGTTCAAATGGATATGGAAGATGAAAAAAATAATCCAAAGTTAAACAGCAACCTATGTCAGCAATTATCAAAGTGATTACAGGTAATTGTGATTTTGTTGTTGAACAAGAATATCCTAACGAAGATGCAGCTATATCAGATCAGCATAAGGAACTTTCAAATGCTACATTTACAAATGTTAAAATATTTAATGTTAAATACAAGCAAGGTAAAAAAGAAGAAAAGTAAATTAACCTATGATGGTTTTTACTTTGATGGCAAAGATAGTTACGATTTATATAAAGATGATAACGGAAATATTATTAAAAAGAAAAAAAAGAAAGTTGGAGTTTGTTAATGATGGAACTTGTATCTGAACTTGGTTTTACAATGACTGCGGTTGCGGTCCTACTAGCTATGATGATTATGATATTGAGGAAATAAAAATGTATTTAAACGCTAATGTGCCGATAGTTGAGTGCTACATACGAAATAATTTTTTGAGAAATCAGCAGGATAGTTTTGATACATACTCTTACTGTTGTATTTTTGGAGTGACAAGTTTGCCAAAACAAACACCGTTATTTACTTGTATGACAATGGATGGCTGCTTGTGGAGCAAAGCACCAATAAGTGCATTCTGTTCAAGAGAAAATGTAAAAGAACAACCTCTTACAGACCTCTGCCTCTGGGATAGTTTTTCGTACAACATTTCGGTCACTACCTATGCGCAGCTTAGTGGCGCAAAAGTAAAATATGTTCAAAGAGATGGAAAAGAACAATTAGGTATTTATTGTTTTACATTAGATTGGACAAGTGGTGATTATAATGAGCTTGACTTTGGATATAGTTCACTTCCAGATCAGGCAAAAGTTGCACACTTTTTAAAATTGGATAACGGTAACTACGCTCTCAGTCCTAATTCTAGGCTCAGAGTCTTTGACAGTAATTTCGGAGTAAATCTGAATAATGCTCCGGACATTCACAGACTTGTTAATACTCATACATGGAGTTGTGAGACAGATCACCGTTGGACTACTGTTGATAAAAAAGAAGAAGGTGAATTTGATTATGATTATGTAAATACTGAAAAAAAAAATGATTGAATACGACAGTAAGGTAACGAGATTAAAAAAACAATATCAAGGATTATCAAGATTGATGACTGCAATAAGTGATCTATACATTTATGGAGTTTATCCGCAGAACTATCCGAACTTATCAGTAGTCCTAGATCAAACAAAAGATCATGTGAAGAATATTTTAAAAGAAACTAAAAAAGAAATAGCTTTAATTGAAGAACCAAACAGTAAGTATGATTTGCAGCCAGGTGATAAAATTGAAGTTATAGAGGACTTTGAGTAAAAAAAGTCTGCATTAGAGGCACAAGGATTAATATCTTGCGCCTCCAACGACCTAAGGTACCTACGAAATTTTAGTTAGATTGTTTAAATTTAAAGCTCTAGCTTTTGCCTCTGCAATCGATCTTCTCTCTTCTGCTGTACCAAGTAAAGAGTGATTACCGTATCGGTCTCTTGTAGTTTGAAATCTAGTATGGCCAATAATAGATTTAATCTGATTAGCATCTAAACTTTTTTCAGAGTTCATAGAATTAATAAGCATTGTAGCAAGCCTGTGTCTAAAAGTTTTTAGTGGTGATCCTTTAAACTTACTCTCAATAACTTTAGTATGTCCATTATGCTTGCGTTCAATTTTAGCTAAACCTAAATCTGCGTAGGTACTCCAAATTAAATCGCTTACTGCGTGAGACGACAAAGAGTTGTAAGTGTTTTTTTTTAAACTTGGAAATAACCAAAGTGAATGAGGATAGTTTGCATTCACATAGTCTAACCAATATTTTAAAAATTTAATTGAATGACTTTCAAGATCAATAGATCTTTTGCTACCTCTATTTTTTGTTCTATTAATCCATTGTCCGTAACGATCTTTAATACCAATAATATGTAGTTGATTATTTATTAAATCTACATGAGATTTTTTTAGGCCCAGTAATTCAGATCGTCTAAGGCCAAAAAATAAAGACATAGTAAATATACCAAACTTCATAGCACACTCTGCATCTTTTAATTTTTCATCATTTAATTTTTGCAATATTAATTTTATTTGGCCGTCACTAATTACAGTTGGAACAGTCTCAAAATATTTATCATCATCTGCTGGAACGATCTCATAAAATTCGTGTATCTTAAAATTCAAATTATTAAGACATGGTTTTTTACCTTCGCTTTCCATTCTTCTTAAAAATGTTTTGATGTTTCTAACTGTTCTTTTTAAAGTTTTATAACTATGTCCGTTGGCATGACAGTTTCTTAAAAACTGTTCCATTACTTGTAAATTAAAATCAGACAATAGAACATCTGGCATATACTTACTGATCCTCATATTGTAATCACTAAGATAACTTTGCACACCATTTACAGTTAAACGGTTTTCTGGATTTTCTGCTGCTGCTAATTTTTTTTTAGAATAATTAAACCACTCATCTTTAAATTTACAACTAGATGTAGGTGCATTTTCTTGTGCATCTTTTGCAATAAGTTTTGCAACAAAATTATTTGCCTCTGATTTTAAATTAAATCCAGGAGCCATTTGTTTTCGATCCAGCTTACGCTGAATGACATAACAATTTCTCTTTTTAATTATGTAATAATTCATAATTAACAAACTATTTTTTGTTTATTTAGTACAAACCTAATAATTTTTTTTGCATTTAATTTATTATCACAAAAAATAAATCTATTTTTTTGATATTTTTTATTTAAGAAAAAAGCCAAGTCGGATTTATTAAACTTTGCAACAGCTTTCTTTTTGTAATCTATAATATACATCGTTATTTTCCTTTCATTGTTTGTTTATATAAATGTTAATATCACTTATTATCACATACAACTACTTTGGCAATAGTTATTATTTTACATGGCAGGCGCTCTGACTATATCTAATGTTTATGTAATAAATTAAATATCCGGAGTGATTGAGTGTTATTGCGTGACAGGCAGGCGCTCTAACCAAGCTGAGCTACACCCCCAAGACCTCTGGTACAAGTTTGGTACAAAGCGGTGTAACTTACTTTGTGCTGTACCACAAATTATCTCGCTCTTAAATTTATAGTAACACAAAATCATAAAATCTTATAGTGGATTTGTACCACTACTCTTAATTTAATTTTGTACCAAAAATAAGATTGTCTTATATGGAGTTTTGTAAATAGTTTGAATTAGGACTCGAAATTTGATGTTGTTTTTTGGTAGGCACTCCAGGTCATACAAGATCTAACTTGTTAATCCTGGAGTCAATTTGGAAGGAATTTAGTTATTATAAATCTTACTTAAAACCACCTAATAACGATTGGTAGGATTTTTTTGATATTGTAGATTTAGCCTTACTTCTGGATGTGCCAGCTTTTTTTCTTCGGTTTATGTTGTAGTATAAACCTTTGCGAGCCAGCTTTCCTGATTTAGTTTTATGGTAGCCTTTTTTCATATTGTTTTTGTTTAAGTTGATTTCTCAATTCTTTTAGCTTTTCTTCCATTCTAGGAATTTCTAATCTGCGTTTAGCTTTAGCCTCTTCTAATTCTTTTTGTGCTTGTTCTTGCTTTTGCTTTTGCAGATCTTCTAATCTTCTGTTCTCTGCTTTTATTTTTTCTAAATAACTACTCATGCAATCTTTTATTGGTGGATGACCTGGATTAATTTTTATGCAGAAATGTTTATGCTCTGCATTGACAACAAATGTATCTCTGCTGTTGAGTTCTGTTTTGCAGTAATCACATTTAAAATATAAAATTCTATTGCTCTCTCGTTTGAGAGGTATCGGACGCATGGAGTATTGGTGTTTGGATTTATCGCCACATTTTGCAGGACCAATACCTAGCTTTAAACTTAGGTCCTGGAGTGCTGCATCGATGTCTTGCTAAAAAAGATTTTTTCCTACCTGGTATATTTTTTTTAATACTCATATTAGGATCGCCAAAATTTACTTTGACAACACGAGTACCTTTTCTAACAAATACTTTAAATTTCTTAACATCACCTCGCATCACTTTGTTAAGTGGTACGGATTTACTTTGATACTTTGCCATTACATTTACAATTTTTTAATAAGCAGCAGCCAACCGCTAGCTTGAAAATACAATTCATTTATTTGCAATTGTTCTTGCAATACTTTCACCTGATCTGCCGATCACATAACCACCAAGACCTATCTGTAATAATGTCCAAACATCACCTGGTAGTTCAAAAGTTATTTGCGATTTAAAAAGTAATAAACTTACTGGTCCTATTATGTAGTTCCAAACCAATATAAAAATTAAGACATACATTAATGTAGGTCGCCAACCTGCTACAAACCAATTAGATTTTGCCTCTGCCTCTACAATACTTGCAGCTGCTTTTAGTTCTTCTGATGAGCTTTCAAGTAATTTGATTTGCAAATCTGCTTTTAGCTTTGCTGCTAAATCTTTGTCCGTAACTGCCTTATCTACTGTAGAAAATAAAATCTGAGCAATAGGTGCAATTAATTTAAGTGCTGGTATCACAACTCCTCATTACCGTTGATAATTCTTGGCAGCGCTTTGGTGTTTGTTTAAACCAAAGGCTATCTAACATCTCATCAGCAGCTTTACTGTATTGATGAAATTTTAATGCAGCTAAAAAGTTTTTAAATTTTAATACTCCTGCTTTGCCAAGCTGGAATATCATCTCAATTACAACTCCTCTTGCTACACTATGTATATCTGGA